ATGTGTACTCTGATATTTACTCAAGGTGGGTCAAGTTCGTATGCCTATATCTCAGGTGCAGGGTTGACATAAATGTACCTACTAACTAACACACAACACGGAGATTAATTATGAGTCCTATTCAACAAATGCTTTTAGGTGTAGGTGCAGTTGCTACGAAGACCTACGTTGACGATATTTTCAGCACGTTTTTATATGAGGGAACAGGATCAGCCCAAAGCATGAACAACGGAATTGATTTATCTGGTGAAGGAGGTATGACATGGATAAAACAAAGAACTGGACAGTTTACTAATGGTCATTTTTTATTTGATACGGAGAGAGGTGCCGGAAAGTATATAAAATCAGATTCAAATGCAACAGAACAAACTTCTAATCTTACTCTTTCAGCCTTTAATACTAATGGTTTTAGCGTTGGATCAAGTTCCACTGTAAATTTAGACTATTCAAGTTATCAAGGAACGTACGCCTCATGGACATTGCGCAAGGCATCTGGGTTCTTTGATGTTGTTACCTATTCTGGGAATTCTACTAACAGGACTATTGCTCATTCGTTAGGTAGTGTCCCTGGTTTTATAATCGTTAAATGTCTAACTGAAACTTACGAATGGCATTGTTATCACAGAGACGTTGGAAACAATAAAATACTTGAATTAAATAATACTAGTGCTGCTTCTACTAGTGGTTTTTGGAATAACACTGATCCAACCGCTACTCATTTTTCTGTAGGAACTAACGCTGGGGTAAATGGTAATGGTCAATCCTATGTAGCCTACGTATTCGCAGGAGGTGAGTCCACAGCAGCTACTGCAAGGTCTGTTGATTTTGATGGTAGTGGTGATTATTTAAGTCTTGCAGATAGTGATGATTTTGATATGGGGACTGGTGATTTTACTGTTGAATGTTGGATAAACCTAGAGGACTTATCTTCCAACCGTAATATTTGGACTCTTAGTGGTTATGATACTGGTGGAGAATTGTTTATAAATTCTAATGGATTAATAGGTTATTATGTTGGGAATCAATTCATAATACAAACTTCCACAGGGTTCATAAAAGCAAAGCAATGGTATCACCTTGCTGTCACAAGAGCTTCAGGTACAGCAAGAATGTTTATTAATGGAACTGAGATTGGTTCTGCTAGTCAATCTGGTGCATTTCCAACTTCAGGTACATCGAAGTGTTATATAGGCGCAGAATTTAATGGGGCTGGGACTACAACAGGAACGGTGATGAAGGGTGAAATTAGCAACTTCCGTGTAATCAAAGGAACAGCAGTTTATACATCATCATTTAGACCACCAACTGAGCCATTAACAAACATAACGAATACCAAACTTTTATGTTGCAATAACTCATCTACTACAGGTTCAACCGTAACCCCTGGAACGATTACGGCTAATGGAAATCCAACAGCAAGCACAGATAGCCCCTTCGATGACCCTGCTGGTTTTGTTTTTGGAGACGCAGGGGAATCCGTAATCAAGTGCGGTAGTTATGTTGGATCAGGCTCCGCAGGTTTAGAAGTTAATGTCGGGTTTGAGCCGCAATGGATCATGTTTAAAAACGCTTCTGCTTCTTATAACTGGTATGTTTTGGATGTTATGAGAGGTATTGTTTCAAATGGTGATGAAGCAATATTAAGTGCTAACACAAATAGTGCAGAGTTTGACAGTAGTTATATTGATGTAACACCTACTGGATTTAAGGTACAGACTAGTCACGCTTTAGGAAATGGGAGTGGTAATACTTACATCTATATGTGTCTGAGAAGATCAGATGGCTACGTTGGCAAGCCTCCCGAACTTGGTACGGGTGTATTCGCTATAGATCAAGGTAACAGTAGTGCTACTCAAATGTTTACAAGTGGATTCCCTGTTGACTTCGCTACAGAAAAATTTTATACAACTGGCTCATACAACTGGGGTGCTGCAAGTAGATTGACTGCAAAGAATTATCTCTACACTAATACTACTGCTGCTGAAGCTGCTTATTCATCATTTACATTCGATCAAATGGATGGATGGGGTGCAAATAGTGGATGGGATTCTACGGCTATTTCATATATGTGGAAACGCCACGCTGGTTTTGATGTGGTGTGTTATTCAGGGAATGGAGTGAGTGGTAGACAAATGCCTCATTCCATGGGCGTTGCACCTGAAATGATGTGGGTTAAGCGTAGAAATTCAAATGATGATTGGATTACATGGCATAAAGGATTAAATGGGGGGACTAATCCAGAAGATTATTATCAAAAATTAAATAATGGAGATTTTCTTCCAACTGACGACGATGGGGCATGGAATGACACTGCTCCTACTTCAACTCATTTTACGTTAGGTAATAATAATACTGTTAATTCAGGTGGTACTACAGAATATATAGCTATGCTTTTTGCCAGTGTCAAAGGAATTTCAGCTTTAGGCTACTATTCAGGAAATAATTCAGGCCAAACCATTACAATTCCAGATGGAGGTTTTCAACCTAGATTTATAATAATTAAATCACTATCTTATGGGTCTTGGTATGTGTTTGATACAGTTAGAGGCTGGACACAAGCTTTAACCTTAGTTCCTTATTTAAGACTTGATTTGAATTCTGCTCAATCAAATAATGTAAACGATCAACCTCAAGATGTAGGTTATCCAACTTCTACAGGGTTCTACTTAACTGGAGCAAGTGGAAATGAATATGTAGAAACAAACAAAACAGGTAAAACTTATATTTGGTATGCCCATGCTTAGTGCTGGCCGAACAGGTCAGGGATAGACAGTAGGTTTATAATTTGAGGGCAATGTATTATTTTTATGGCTGATCGCAATCAACTTGCACAAGAAGTTAAGCAACTTAAAGCAGAACAAGAAGAAAGAGCTGCTGCTTGGAAGGAAGCACAAGTACAGCTAGAAACCAAAGCTGCGGAATTGGTTCAAGCAAATATAGATGAACTTGGATGATTAAAATCCTTACTTACATCAATACTGCTGCTCTTGTAGTGGCAGTAGGTGGTGGTACGCTTCTTTATACACAACGTACAAAAATTACCAATCAAATCGTTGATCAGGCTTTAACTGTTGTTAGAGAATCAATGGTAAAGATGCCAACGCCAACTCTTCCAAGTAGTACTGGCCCTGTTAATCCGTTTGCTAAATGATTCAATTCAAGTCATTTAACGGCCTAACTTCTCTTGTATTGGGAGGTGGTTTAATCGCTACAAACTTTATGAGTCTTTCTTTATTGGCTCGTAAAGATTCTGGCATCCCTGATATTGCTAAGCTTTCTAGCACTCCATATAGTTCAATTCAAATTAGAAGCGAAACTGGTGCTGATGGTGCAGAAGAATGGAGTTTTGCCAGCCGTCAACATGATCCAAAAACAATGCTTCAGTATGAAACTAGCGAAGCTCCTACCTTTAATGGTGGTGTAAAGACTAGACATACGCATAAAGAATCTGTTGCTCAGTTCATTACATATCCGCAAGGCTCAGATGGCAAATTAACGGCAAAACAGATCGAATGTATTGAAAAACAAGCTCAAGGTAGGAGCAACGGAATGATGATTGCAGATGCTGGATCGGTTTCTGTAAGTCCTGCCATAGCTAGTGTTCCAATAATCGGGCCTGTTTTGGCTGGTGTTTTTTATGGAGTTGCTAGAGATAAAGTAGGAAATGTTGCGAGCGATATTGCTGGTCAATGGAACGACTGCTAAATGGAAATAGAAGATATTTCTGTTAGGGAGATACCTGAAGCTTCGATAGATACAACAATAATTCCTACACCTAAAGCTGTATTGCCTAACAACATAGGCTTTCCAATTATTCAAATGCCTGGCTGTGTAAGGGCTAGGACGTTAAAAAATAAAAACTTAGTTACTTCAGATCCTGCTGGAAATTTTTATGTCTGCGACGGAAACGTACCAACACTCGAAAGCATGGCTATTGACTGGGACGGGCTATCTGCTGTTGGGCCTGTAAAAGCAGACGAGCCAGAATTAGTCCCACCAATACCAAAGTTAAAAGGGAACCAAAGAAAGAAAGTGAAAGAAAAGGATGGCAAAGATAACCAAGAGGGAGATACCAACGTAGGGCAACAAGATTTTAAAGTTCCAGATATTGATGGAGAGTTTATTGCAGATATTCTGCCTTGCCCACCTTTAGACACACTTGCTAAAACTCCTGTTGGTTCGTTAGGTAAAGGAGGACTTGCAAGGATTAAAGGATGGAAAAGAGATGTGCTTACAGGTAAATGTGAGACGGTATGGGAAGGACTCAACCCATTAGAGATTGCAGGTAATTACGCTCCACAACCTACAGTCCTCGTAAATACATCTGCTATTGCTATCACATCAGTTGTTGGTGTAACTGTTATTGGTCAACCGATAGCTAAGTTTTTTCAGAAACAACTAAAAGGTCAAGTTAAATCATTTTCTAAAAAAATAACTAAAAAGCTGTTAGCTCTTAGGGGGAAGAAACCTCCTGTAAAGTCCCTCGCTGAAAGGAAAAAGGAACAGAGGTTGTCTCGGAAGTAACTTCAATACTATGAGTGTGATCTGGCAATGTATTAGGAGGATTGACTAGCCTTACATCTTCACAGACAACGTAGCTAGGGCTATCTTTTGCATAGACAACACCTAGCTTTAATTGCTCAGCACATACCTTCAAACGTCCAAGAGAGTAATCTAGCTTTTTGGCTTTATATGCTTGTTCTAAATATTTAATACGGGTATTCATTGCGGCTACGCAGTTATTGGTCATGCGGCGATCTAGTGGAACTGCCACGGTTGCAGTTATGCCATAGTTAAAACTCAAGTTATTACGAGCTTGTCCAGTTCTAATTGGCTTTGTATATAAAACTCCACCAGGATTTAATAAATTACCATCATCATCTGTACTGTCGTCATATACATTTTCTTGGTACGTTGGTTCAAAAGGATCTTTCCAAGTATTGACTTTTGAAATAAAGGGATTAATTGTAAGAGTCGTACCACTGCAACGGATTCCATCACCTACTTCTTGAAACATAAAGCTACCACTTTGCACCTGAATACCCTGGTTAATTACTGACCCCTGTGATGTAGCTGAAGGTGATGCTATTGTTGTTGAGTTTGCAAATGTTGGCTGACTAAATGTTATTGAGTAAAGACAGATACCGATTCCACAATAGAATCTGTTGTTGTGGTTCGGTTTATTGTTGTTACATTTTGGAGTCCAGGTTGGGCTAGACTTTCTGTAAAACTGAAAGCGTTGCCAGCCGTTTTTATTCCCCAGTCGGGTTTGTTTGCTGGTGTTACATCTACTGATGTCCATGTGAATGTAATGTTATCAATTGTTTGAGGTGTACTTAGTACAGCTTTAGGTGAAATAGTATTTGTATTTAGTGGTTCGATATTATGCCCAGAAACCACGTATTCATAGCCTGATCTATGATCTACCGAAGTTATAGTTTCAGTGACTACAGTCTTAGTTTCCTGTCTGCTGTTTAAAGTTCCTGTAGAAAATGTAGGTACTACAGGAACAGCAGAAACGCTAGTCCCTGCAACAGATATAAGCAGTAATAACTTATATATTTTATACACTATTTAATAGTTATTTCTGATGAATATTGAGCCGTTCCAGTTGTACCTGCGCCTCCAGCAACGGTAGTTGCAATTCCAGCAGAAGTTACTGTTCCAGCAAGATTTCCTGCTACACCTCCAGAGGTGACAACTGTATTACCAAAAGCAGGCATGTCACTGACAACTCCCGTGGATACATCTACACCACTTCCTATTGCAGGGATAGCGTCACCTTGCAACCAACTTTCAGAAAACGAAAATGCCGATCCGACAGTATTAACTTCGTACACACCAACATCAAGTGTTGGAGCTGCTGTAGCTGATCCTGCCGTTATCTTTCCAAAGTGCTCTCCAGTAGTAACTTTCATGTTGTTACCAGAGACAGCGTAAGTAGATGGAACTCTAATGGCTTGTACTGCTGCTCCATCAACTTTCAAGCTTGTTGAAGCTGTGTGTTTGATTGCTATGTCAGCATTGGCTGGAGCTGCTAACAACAGAAGGATTAGAAAGTGTTTCATGTAAGCTTGCCTGTTTGTGGATCTACTTCCTTTCCAGAAATAGGATCAATGCGTGGTTTATCTGGTACTAACTTTATAGGAGTCTCAACCTTGATAATGGTATAAGGAACACCATTAGCAAAGCCTCCTGCTGCTTCTGCCTTTTTCTTTTCTTCGTCAGCTTTATACGTTCCATCACCTCTCTTTTTTGCTGTCTCCAAGCCAAAACTCGCCAGGGCTCCTGTAAATACACTGGCGATAAAGGTCGGGTCTATGCGTTCTTGTTCACCTAGACCAGGAATCGTAACGTAATTTAAAGTCAAAATAAATCCACTCCAGACAACAACTCCCAAACGCACAAATGTAGACAAGACTTGCAGTTGTTCTTCCTTGTCATCCAAGCCCTCCTTTAACTTTTGCAGAGGATTCTTCTTTTTTGGTTCGTCTGCTTTTGTTTCGGCCATGCGGAAAAACTAGAAAACATAACTACATTAGTCATAAATGGTTAAAAAGTAATGAAATTCCTTTCTCAGGCACAAAAGGAAGTAATAGCCGAGTCTCATGGCATAACTGTTGAATCTATTAATAACAGAATTGAAATATGGAGTGTCCTTAACGATCCAAATACATCAAAGCCTGATCTTATAGAGGCACAAAAGCAATGGATTAAGATCCAGCAAGGAACATGGCCTAACGTAAATGTCTGAAATTGCTGCTGCTTTAATTGGTGCTATGGTGTCAGCGTTGCTGATGGTTTTAGGCAACAGGTCTAATAAAAGGCAAGGCGACATCCGTGAGATCTTTCATCGCCTTAATGCCATAGACAAAGAATTAGTAAGGCTTGATTCAGTTAGACCAAGAAACTGGCGTGGGCAGTAGATACTAAAAAACCCTTAGCGTCCTCTACGAAACTAAGGGTTTAATAGCTATCCAATAACCAAAAAGTTAATGCTTGCAGTTGGGGGTGAAGTACAAAAATATTTTAATCAATTCTATGAAAATTACCAATGAAAAAATTATTCTTCAACAGCGAGCAAGGGAAACGCTTTACTCTCTGGGTACTTGAATCTGCAACAGAACAAAGTAACAACAGTCTTACTTCAGAGGACGTTGAGTTTATAGAAGTTAGACTATGGCCTAATCGAACGCTAAAACTTCAATGAGTATGTATAAGACTGAATGGTTAGAAGAAGACCGTCAAAGAATGTTAAACATGGAACGCTGGTACATTCTTGATGGGAGGCATCGATATGATCATCCACAACATGGTTTATATACTGGATTAGCCTCTAAAGGAGCAGATCTTGATAGCTTTGATGGAATTGTGTGACTGCCCTCATTGCAAAAAACTAAGAAGACAACAATTTAGAGCTTTTCAGCGTCAAGAAAAATTGCTAAAACTAAAAGAAAAAGATGAAAAAAGAAGAAATTCCATTCGAGATGGCTGTATTAGTAGATCTGCTGAAACCTCCTAGTATTGAGGAGGAATTAAGCATGGAAAAAGATATTAGACAAATTCAATCTTCTAATGATATTGAAGAAGTAAAAAGATATTCAGAAGCAATAACAAGACAAAACCATGAACAATCTCGTTTTATTTCTGGTTGTTTACATGAGATTCATGTATTAAGAGCTAAGTTAGCTTGTGCAACAACTCCAGCAAAGCGACCCAATAAGAACTTGCTTGAGAAATTATTAAGGTTATAGTTACAATAGGAGGTTATAGGTCGCCTCTTTGCTTCAGAGAAAAAGAAAAAACAAAGCCTCCTGTATTCCCCATTGCAGGAGGTTTTGTTGTCTATACAGACCGTTTAAATATAGCGTTAATTAAGGAGCTGGAACAAGTATATGTTGAGCATGTT